CGTGTTTCTGCTTATATAGCTGTTGTTAAAGGGGGCTTTATATAGCGTAGGTTATAGTTATATACCATAATAATACGTAAATATTAAGCGTATATACTACTATAGTATAACTACTACGTAGTAAAATAGCATAAATAGGGGTAAAAGTCAAGTATTTTTTTATTTTTATTTTTTTACTTGTTTTTACTATAGTATTTGTTTTATATTAAAAAATGATTATTTTAAGGGATTTAACAAGTAAAGTGTCAAATAGTATTAAATTTAAGAGTTCTTTCCGTAAAAGGCCTATTTTGGGCGAAAAAAGGGCTAAACTGCTAGAAGCACAAAAGGTAGCTTTTAGCGATATGAACGCTATTGGGGTGTATATTCACCCTGAAATTGATAAATATGGCAAATAGTCCTCAATTACTAAGCTTACAAGAGTGGGCAAGGAGATATGGGGTTAAAAACCCGTATGATAAGAGTGGATATGACTATATGTACGCATACAAGCATAATATTGCTCCTGATAAGCATGGTAATTGGCCAGAATTGGGAATTAATGAATAAAGATAATATAGTAATTAACACGTTCTTGGATAATCTGTACCAATCTGTGTCAATGGCAGAGATGTCTCCTGATTATTATCAAAATGTACTGAAACAGCCGCATCCCTATATTCGTACATCAGTAGCTCCAGCAAGAGGTTCTACTGCATATGGGCCATTACAGCTTACAAGTGGTGCGGATAGTATGGTGCAAAATATACTTGGTGACGAATTTCATCCATTAAGGACAGGTAATAACTCTCAAGGGTTTAAACTTACAGCTGATGAAATAGAATATATGAGTAAAATGGTTGAACAGGGTAAAAAGTTCTTATTATACGGCAGGGAGCCTAATAAACCAGGATATGACCCTAAATATGATTATAGTAGCGTAATTCCCGGCAGTGGTCAAGGAGATTTAGCATCTAAAGACGATATGCTCTTATATGACTCAATGGGGAAGAAAATACTAGGATATGAATACTTTGACCAAGCAAAATCTAATCCCGAGATATTCTTAAAGAATTGGAAGATGGGAGCAGAGAAAACAATGGATGATTTTGAGAAGTGGGGAATAGGGGATAACGCAAAACAGTATATACAGCGCTTTCAGTCAAATTTAGCGCCAGAAATATTATTTTAATGACAGATTTACTAGTAACAATAGGCAGCGGAACAGTTGTATTAGTAGGAGTAGCAATAATATCTACGATATTGTTTTATTTGTTTGTAGATACAGATTGGGACTAAAATGGCACAAAATGAATTATTTAATATATTAAACCCTAATGAAGCACCTTACATGAGTCTTCCTCCTGTAAGCAAAGGACCTATTGACTTAGCTAATATACCTAAGTTTCAAGATGAACCTAAGCTATATAGTGTTAATACGAATGCAATGGGCCTATTGGGTAAGGTTTTAAGTGATATAGTGCTAGAGAATCGAATTACTGATTATATTGATGATTTCTCTGCAGAATTAGAATTTCCTGGACCAGGTTCATCTAGAATGAGCTTAGGATATAATGTTCCTTCAGGATTAGGTTACAACAACGATTGGGAGATAGGGGCTTCGGTTCCTTTTGATTTTTAATGGCTGGTAGACATTATAATAATAATTTATTAGACGAGGCTTCGAACTTCAATTATCGAAATCCATTCCCTAATGCAGGAACAGGTGGGTACCAATCAGGATTTGACTCAGTAACGGGGAACTACTACGGAAGTAAATATAAAGGGAACTACCTTGGAAATAATGCGGAAGAATATATACTAGGTGGTGGGGACCCATTTATGGCTCCAGATGTGCTAAAAATGCATTATGGAGTTGATAATCGAGGTTTACCAATGAGCACTCAGTATATCAACGAAATTCCAGGATTTACTCCTCCATTAACACAATTTGGTAATACTATGGCTATGTTTGGTCAAGAGGGTTTTAACTATGTCAAGAATGATATATTTGGCAAAGATAATATTATAAGAGCTGCTAAAGATAGTTTTCTCCCATATCAAGCTTATAAACTTGCTAACTGGGTCAAAGGGGTTGATTGGACAGAGCCTCATAATTTTCTTCCAGCATTAGGTATGGGGGCTGATTACGTCGTCCCTGGACTTGGAATTCCTTTTGATTGGATGGATGGACGTTTATATCAAAAGGAAGGCGATGATGTAATGGCTGGTTTAGCATATGGCAGTGCTCTGTTACCTTATAGCTTAACTATGGGTAAAAAAGTAGGGGGTGGAATGTTAGATATGGCAACAGGTCATGCTAACACTGGTCAATACCTTAAAGCAGGTACCAGCAATCTATTAAATAACACTTCTCTAAAGAGTCAAAATATACTACGTGGCGGCAAGCCTTTAGTAGATGATATGAGTACAACAGCGAAGGCTTCTTTAGATGATATAAGCAAGCTAGAAGATGATTTTGCTATGCCGAGATTTGAAGGGGAACTAGACCCTATGTTTATTGGTAATCCAAATATTAGAATGCATGACATGTCTAATCTACCTAAGAACTTAGATGAAGCATATAATCTCGGGTATCAACAAACAATTGGATTTAAAACTGGACCAGAAGCATTCATGCGTTTTAAGCATACATATCCTGAGTTAGCATCGCAATTTAAAAACGTAGGTGAATTTGATGCTTTTATTAAAGAATCATTAGAAGACCTTACTCAAGAAGGTAGAGTACAATTTTATGATACTCCCTTTACAAGAAGTACTCCATGGGGAGAAGGAAGAGCATCAGGCACTCATTACCCAGCAGGAATAGGTCAATATACTGATGCTAGTACTTACGGACAGCATAGAATGACTACTGACGTGGGTCAAGATATACTAGACCCAAGACTTGGTAATAATTTAAGTCATATTGGAGTATCAACTGTAGGTAGAAATACAGAACAGATAGCATCTACTTTGGGTCATGAACTTCATCATGGTTTAACCACTAAAATTTGGAAAGAGAACTTTAAACTGACTGATGACTATAAGGCATTTCTTAAAAGCGATGATTATTTACAGCATGTAGAAAAAGTTAAACATATGCCTGACCAATTCAGAGAGGGCTACTTAAAGCATCAGCAAGATAAATATATAAACAGTCTTTACTTTAAAAGCCGTCAACCTGGACCATGGAGCCAGGATTATCTTATGAATCAAGCTAGGGGCCCTGGCATAGCAGACCTTCCTCCAGAAACTGGTTATCCGCGTGGTATAGGTGATATACGAGCACAAAACGTGGAATATGGTAATGCATTCGGCTGGGATACCCCTGGAGGTCTAGAGCTAAGTAGGAACATAGATGCAACTACTGAGCTATGGAAGAAAAGATATAATTACATGAATCGTTCTGATGAAGTAGCCGCACGTGCACACGAAATACGTATGATGGATGATATGGCGAAGGCACGTTCAATGGAATACTATAGCCATCCATGGGGTACGTATGGACAAGATATTTTAGACTATCACCCTGACTTCTTTAAAAAGACAGATTTAGGTTATGGAAAAAGTATATTTGATATGATGTATGGTATGGCTCCAGTGGGATTAGGACTAGGTGCTATGAGAGGGGTTAATCTCTTAGATTACGCATCTGAAGAGTAATAATATGTATATAATTAAAATTAAACACAAGGGAGATAAGGATACTACGCATTATCCGATTTATAAGGAGAAGGAGGCAAAAGAACGTGGAATGGGTTTTAAACCGTGGAAAGACGCTGATATTGGAGAAAATGCACTTACTGATGACAAGTATGTTGCCACAGTACTATCCCGTCGCGAATATACTGATAATACAGGTAGAAAGAATATTTATATAAGATTTCCTTTTGGATATACGTTTTTTAGTCCAAAACATAAAACAAAACCTTTATTTGCTAAAGGACGTAAAACTAATGTAACTATGACAGGGAAATCATACTTGGAGGTTCAATCCAAGCAAAAGAAGATGAAAGCACTTGCTATGATGTTCGCATTAAAGCCTGATTATGACCAGGCAATAGAATGGGCATTAGGAGAAGTTAATGATTCTCAGAAACGTAGGTGGAAGAGAACAATGAAAACGGAGATATTTCAAGGTATGGTAAGAGATGAACTAGCAAAAAGATTAACAGAGCATGGTCTAGATGAAGACTATACGTTAGATTTATTAAAAGAAGCTATTGAGTTAGCTCAAAGCAAAAAAGATATATCAAATCTTTTAAAAGCAGTAGATAACCTGCAGGATATGCACGGAATGAAAGAGAAGCATTTGCTTAAAACTACTGATAAAATTGAAGCTTTTTCCAGCGTAAAACTTATCGATGAGTTGAAAGAGGAGGAAAAGAGCTTTATTGCGCAAAAAACAACAACAACGGAGCATAATGATAAAGGAGAAGTATAATGCCTTGGGGTAAAGGAACATATAACAATAAGGTGGGAAATACAAATCCAAACCCACCAGTAACAAAACCAGGTAAACAATATAAACAGAAACCGCCAAATCTAAAGGATAATAATCCGCCAGTTACTAAACCTGCGGAATCTAATAATCCATGGTGGCATCAAATAACACCTTGGAATGACAATTGGCTGTCAAACTTTAAGAGTAGTAATCCATGGATAGGCGATTTTGCTCGCGGTGGAATGATGGGTATGGGTCTCCCAATGACTGGTCTTTTCGGGCCATATCAACCCCCGATAGGCGGAGACCCGTTTAGTCCATATACTATAGGAGATGTTTTTGCTGGCGACAGTCTATTTGCTGGAGGAATGAATGCAATGGGTCCAATGGGTAATGCACTTACTGGAGGTATTGGAGGTGTATTAGGTGGACAGTTTTTTGATAATCTTCCTGGACATATGGGAAGTACTCTTGGAGGAATGTTACCCTCAATGTTTATGAGTAATCCGTTAACTGGTGGACTTGGATTATTAGGTATGGGTATACTAAATAACAATTGGAATAACTGGTTTGGTGGTGGAGGCAATAATCAGCCTCAACACTTACCTCCTAGAGCATTACCACCTCAATCATTACCGCAGCAACCAACAGCGTTACCAGGAACGGCTACACCAAGACCGTATACATCAGGTAATTCTGTTAGAGCGTTTTAATAGGTAATTATTGGACTTTGAGGAAAAATATGCTCAGATAGCTGCATTAAAGAAGATGCGGGGTAATATGGCTTTGTTCGGAAGATACTGCTTTCCTACAGCCCTCCGCAAACAAACACCCCCGTTCCATCATGAGGTGTACTCTTCTTTAAAAGATGACGACACAAAAAGAGTGCTGATAGCTGCTCCTAGGGGAACGGCAAAGAGTACTGTTACCACTCTTATTTATCCATTGTGGCGTGCAGCTTTTAAATCTTCAAACGAAGATTTATTTATAGTTATTGTGTCTGAATCACAAGCTCAGTCAATTAACTTCTTATCACGTATTAAATATCACTTAATACATTCAGAGAAGTTTAGAGCTGTGTTTGGGGACCTCGGACCCAATACTGCTGCTAGATGGACTAATACAGATGTACTACTTGCTAATGGTACTAGGATAATAGCTGTAGGTACAGGACAAAGAGTACGTGGTTTTATTGAAGGAGATACAAGGCCTAACTTAATTATAGTTGATGACTTTGAGTCAGAACTTAATGCGTATACGCCAGAAGCACGTGCTAAGAATAGAAAGTGGATGACAGAGGCTGTGATACCTTCTTTATCAGATGATGGTAAGATATGCATGATTGGAACGGTTATATCAGAAGATTGCTTTTTATATTGGGCTAAAGATAGTAGTGCATGGAAAACACTATGGTATTCTATATGGGATGAGAATCAAAAGTCTATATGGCCAGAGCGATTTCCAAAAGAACGTATTTTAGGGATTAAGGATGAATTTGCATCTGTAGGAAACTTAAACGGATTTTATCAAGAGTACATGAATATTGCTCAATCCCCTGATAATGCACCGTTTCAACCACAATGGATAAAAATGCATCATTATCAATTTGAACGTAGAGGAGGGCAAGGATGCTTAGTAAGGAGCGTAGGAGATGAAGAACAGATTATACCAGTTGATGTGTATTGTGGGGTTGACCCTGCTAGTTCTCTATCAAGGCGGGCTGACTTTTTTGTCATCGCTACCATTGCTGTTGATGGGAATAATAAGAAGTATTTCATCGATTGTGTACAAAAGCGTATTTCACCTGCAGAACAACCTGCTGAAATTATACGTGTATTTAAAAAGTTTAAACCTAGGAGGATGAAGATTGAAACCGTAGGATATCAGGAAGCACTAAGGACAGCAACTAAGCAATTAATGCAAGAAGAGAATCTATATATTCCAGGTTTAGAAAAAGGTGTTAAGCCTAGAAATGCTAAATCAGAACGATTGCTTTCTTTAGTACCAATCTTTGCTAAAGGTGATTTTTACTTTAGACCTGAAGATATAAATGCACAAAAAGAGTTTTTGTCTTATCCGAAAGGTAAGCATGATGATATCATGGATGCTGTATGGACTGCTTTAGATGGTCATAAGCCATGTAGAACTAAAGAATATATAGCTCAAGATGATGATAGTAAATTAATTAAAAAATTCCTTGACTGGAAGCTAATGTAGGATGTATATTAACTAATATGCCAGAAGAGAATAAACCATATAATCAATTAACCGATAAAGAAGCTGTCAATAAAGTACATGATTTATGGCGTACTTACTCTAAAAATAGAGAGAAATGGGCTCAACACGCTCAGGAAGATAGAGAATTTAGGTTAGGTAAGCAGTGGACTCAAGAGCAGAAATCTATTTTGGAAGCTAGGGGACAGGCTCCTATAGTGGTAAATAGAATACATCCTGCTGTAGAAGCGGCTAAGTCTATGATTACTGCTAATAGGCCTTCCTTTAGATGTGCTGCTAGAGAAGACTCTGATAATAAAGTTGCACAGGTTTTAAGCCATTTATTGTCATATATGTATGACATATCGGATGGACGTTCTATAATTAGAGAAGTGGTTGATGATTATTATGTTACTGGCTTGGGATATATTCACGTATATCAAGACCCTATGATGGACATGGGCAAAGGAGAGGTATGTATGCATAGCGTTGACCCTCTCGATGTATACGTCGACCCTAACTCTAGGAGTCGATTTTTTGATGATGCCGAAAATATTATAATTTCTCGGTTTTTTACACGTGACCAAGCCAAAAAATTATATCCAATGTATGAAGGTGCTATACACAATGCTGCAACTGACATGCTTTCTGATAGACCAATCACAGATAGGGTTGACGACGGAGAGACAATTTTCCCTGAAGATACTGAGACTAAGACACAGCATGGTACATTTGGAGAAAGTGATGAATATGTGCGCGGATATGAATGGTATTCTAAAGAAATGGTTAATAGGTATAGAATATTTGAAACATTCAATGGTAAGGAAGATTTATTAGATGAAGAGCAGTTTCAAGAATATCAACAAAAACCAGCATGGATAATAGAAGGTCAACCTGTTACAGACCCTCAGCAAGCACAACAAATCATGATGCAAATGCAACAACAAATGGCTCAGCAATATGAGCAAATGGTTAGGGAGTATGGTGAAGCAGGTATTGCTCTTGAAGATATGCCTCAGCCTCCAGAACCTAATATACAAGAAACTACATATGAAGGCTTAATGCAACAAAAATTAATAGAAGTTGCTCAAGTACAAGTATCTAGGATACATCAATGTGTAGTAGTTGGTGATAAAAAATTATATAGCAGAACGCTTCCTACTGACCAATATCCGATTGTACCATTTGTCAATATACATACTAGAACTCCATATCCAGTATCTGATGTACGTATGGTAAAAAATATGCAAGAATATATTAATAAAACACGTTCTTTAATAGTAGCTCATGCTACAACAAGTACTAATACTAAAATATTAGTTCCAGAAGGCAGTGTAGATATGAAGGTGTTTGAAGAGAAGTGGGCTCAACCTGGGGTTGCAATACCAGTTGATATGGATGCTGGTGTGCCTATGCCAGTTCAACCTATGGCTCTTCCTAATGAATTATATAAAAATGAAATGGATGCTAAGAATGATATAGACCATCAATTAGGTTTATATGAAATGATGATGGGTAATTCACAAGTTGCCCCACAAACATATAAAGCCACTATATCATTAGATGAATTTGGGCAAAGAAAAATTAAATCAAAATTAGCTGATATTGAAGCTGCTCTTACGCGTGTAGCGCAAGTAGCAATACCTTTAATGCAGCAATTATACACTATTCAAAAGACATTTAGGATTGTTCAGCCTAATAACTCAATGTCAGAATATGTAGTAAATAAACAGCTTTATGATGATAAAACAGAAGAAGTTAAGATAATTAACAATATCACTATTGGTAAATACGATGTAGTTGTAGTAGCAGGTTCAACCTTACCTACTAATCGATTTGCTGAACTTGAGTTTTATATGGATGCTTATCAAAAAGGACTTATCGATAGAGAAGAAGTTCTTAAGAAAACAGAAGTATTCGATATTGAAGGTGTTATGCAAAGAACCGATATGGTTGCTAAATTGCAAAATGCTTTAAAACAATCTCAAGAACAAATTAAACAATTACGTGGTGATTTACAAACTAGAGATAGAGAAGCAGTTAATCTTCGTAAAAAGGTTGAAGTTGAGAAGTTTAAAACCGATATGGATAAAATGAGTACTAGAGCAGAAGCTGCAGGTACTTTATTTGAAAAACGACTCGATGACAGCCTATCTACCGTTAAGACCGATATACGTCGGTCTATCAAAGAACAAGGGACACCCTCTCAAGGTAGTAAAGAGGCTCCTAAAAAAGAAGGAAAGAAATAATGGAAGACGCAAATGTACAGGATACTCCACAAAACGAAGGGCAATCTTTTGATGCCCCACAGGACTCCTCAGGCGAATTGTCCGTTGATGATATTATATTAGGTACTGTAGAAGACGATAAGGCTACCTCCGCATTCGGAGCTCCTCAAGAACCGGCTCCTCCAGTAGAGGCAAAAAACGACGATACTCGTTATGAGTATTGGCAATCTCAAGCATCAAAAAGGGAAAATGAATTAAATCAATTGAAAGCTCAGCAGCAACAAGCTATGGCGATGCAGCAACAACAAGCAATGATGGCGCAGCAACAACAAATGGCTCAAGCTCAACCTGAGCAAGATAAATTCCCGGGAGCGCCTGAGAAGCCTAAAAAACCACGAACTTACTCAAGGGAAGAGGCTTATGCTGACCCAAATAGTGAGAGTGCTCGTTACCTAGACGAGGTGGAAGAATGGCGGGATAACATGGACGAATATAAGGATTTGAAACATCAGTATGATATCGCTGTAGTTGAGGATAGAATGGTGCAACAAGAAAGAGCACGTCTTCAAGATGCTCAACGACAACAATATGTTCAACAACGAAGAGGCCAGTTAAATCAGGTTAATCAAGTTGTTCAACAGAAATATGGACTATCACCTGATGAATCAAAGAAATTTATAACTGACATGTCATCCAATAATTCATTAACTATGGATAATTTGGTGCAATTGTGGAGGATGAAGCAAGGGCAAGGAAATCCAGTAGGAACTCCTGCTCAACCAACTCCGTCTCCTGAGTTTCAACAAACGAAGAGAGCACAGCAAGTACCTTCTCCTATGGGTGTAATGCCAACTAGTGGCAATCAATCTCATGGCTCCACGGAAGACCAGATTATAAACAAAATGATATCGGATTTAGATAGTAAGAATCCGTTTAAAATATAAACAATATCCTACTTGAAGGCCTAGGCAGTTGATAGAGGATAAATTGGAATAGAGGTTGAAATGGCAGACGCAACAATATGGTCTAGCTCTACTGGAAACACCGCTCAAGGAGTCTCTCTTGATAATACAAGAAGAGTCTTTAACTTTGGTGAACGAGTAGCAGAGTTAGCCCCTCAACAAAGTCCATTTTTCGTATATTTATCGAAAGTGGCAAAAAAGGCTACTAATGACCCTGTGTTCAAATTTTTAGAACAAAGACATCAGTGGCAAAGACGTAATTTTGAACTCCAAACTGCATTAACTGCAGGTGAAGAGTTTGCAGCAAATGAGATACTAGGTGCAGGTTATGATATTCATGCAACATGTAAATACGATGAGTATGGTAAAGTAGCAAGTGCATCTGAATGTACTTTCTTATTACCAGGCCAAGTATTAGCACTTAAAGCAGATGATGGTGAAGTGTATAACTTCAAAGTATCTGCAAGTGCTGTAGTGAATAGTAGTGCATCAACAGTGCACGATGGAACTGATATTGCTCATATGACTACTACTAATAAAACTGAGATTTCTGGTGAAATGTTAAGTGTTGTAGGTAAAGTTGTTCCTAATGGTACAGTATTTAGTATTGGTAACAAAGGTCAAGTTGTTGGTTCAGCTTGGGCTGAGGGTACTGATAGTCCTCTTGGTTGGGAAGACAAAATGTGGGATAGAGAAGGATATACACAGATTTTTAAAACTGGTATGAATATCTTCTCAGGAACATCTATGGCTACTGAATATAGAGGCAATAAAGATGAGTATCAAAGAATATGGCAAGATAAGTTAATGGAACATAAAATGGATTTAGAGCACGCTTTCTTATATGGAAGAGGTTCTAATGATATTAATGCTTCTGCTGACGGTTCTGCTGCTGGAGGTGCTCCAACTAGAAGTACTTGGGGTATTGTACCTTATACAGAATCATATGGTAAAGTATATGCTATGTCATATGCTTCATCTGGATATGATGCTTTCTTAGATGCAATGGAAGATTTCTTTGCAACAGAAAGTGGCAATTCAGGAGAAAAACTAGTATTAGCTTCAAGAAAAGTAATCACGTATTTAAATAAATTAGGTGCTGGTTCTTTCATGAATAATTCTGTTGGTTCTTCTCAATATCGACTAGATATCAATACAATCCCTGGTGCTTTCGGGCATACAGTAACAGTTGTAAATACTATATTTGGTAATTTACACTTTGTTGCTGAACCTTTACTAAGAGGTCCTTGGGAAGATTATTGTGTAGCAGTTGATTTAAGCAATGTTGCTTATCGTCCGTTAGTGGGTAATGGTGTAAGTCGTGACACCTTTATTGAGACAAATGTGCAAGACCCTGGTGTAGATGGTCGACAAGACCAAATCTTAACTGAGGCTGGTCTTGAAATAAGTCTTCCCGAAACTCACGCAATACTTAAATTCAGTTAAGGGGGATAGATAAATGGCTTGGACAAAAACAAGTAAAAACGGTTATGATATATTTTCTGAATCAGGTTTAGTTCTTGATGATAATGAAAGTGCATCAGCTGAAATAGTAACTGTTACTAGTGCTTTTCCAGATGGTTTAGATTGGGAAAATACTAAGTTTCCTTTGACTGTTGATATGACAACAGCATCTGGTGCAGCAGTTGTTTGTGATGCAATATTGCAAACATCTACAACTGGTGTAGTTACTGATGATGTAATGGGTGCAAGTTCAGCTACTCCTAGTTGGGTAGATTCAGCAGATATTGATATCAATGTAACATCTAATACTACTACTAATTACAGTAAAGAAGTTGATGCTTCAAGTGTATATGCTCCTTATGCGAGATTTGCACTAAAAACAGCTGCAACTGATTTGACTAATGGTGATGGTAGATGTACGATATCATTTGCTGTTAAATCAACAAATGCTAGCTTACAAGGAAATGAAATAGGCGGTGATGGAACTACAGGTATAGGTTCAGACCCATCATAATAGGTTGATTAATAATGTAATGGGGAGCTTCGGCTCCCTATTGCTACAAATTTAAGGAAAGAAGATATGGCTCTTACAGCAACAAAATGGAGTAGAAAAGCAGATTATGCTGGGTTTGGACCAGATGATACAGCTCCAATAGGAGATACGCCTGGAGGTGCAATAGCCAATGGTGGAGAAACTTCTACTATGGGATATTATTGCGTGTTTGATATGGGTAGTGATACAAGCGTAAATGTATCGCATCCTTTTGACTTCCCTATTATGGGAGATTTTACAGTTATAGTTAATTCTACTGGTGAAGATTTAGGTGGTGGACAGTCACCAAATGTTAGTGTTCAAGGTTCTGTAGATGGCATATCTACAAATTATATAGATTTACATGATAATCTGATTACTGGAACAGATATAGATGATAACGCTGCGGCTGCAGTATATGACTATGATGCAAAAGGTAGAATGCCTTATATGCGTCTTGAAATTACACAAACAAGTTCAGCACGTGATAAAGCAATTATAGTTAATGTGGTGCCTCACTAGTGGCTACTAATTCAGGTATCCCATGGTGTATGCCATGGAAGAATTATAGGTATCCTTTAACACGCCTAGAACCAAGTGTTATTACTAGAGATACTGTAACTGGTCAATTTGCAACTAATGCTTTAGATATTTGGATTGAGGATGATTACATACATAAATCCGACAATAAAAGTTTTCGTGTTATTATGACCAGCGGGCTTCCAGATGAATGTAATACAATATATCGTCCAAATTATTTTGTAGACGGGACAACTGGATTATGCGATGCAACTGCTGCAACTGGTGAAAGCTCAAAACCATGGTTTATACTTCATAATAACTCTGTAGGTGCTGGATTAGCTGGTGGAGATGCTGGCGATAATCAGTTTGGATTAAACGTAGAAGATAGTGATAGAGCTACTCAAAGCTCAGTAGGTAATAATCAAAGTTTATATATGATTGCGCCTGGCCTATATATTGGATTTATTGGGACCAGTCGTACTGCATATAGTACTAATGATGAATTTGCATTTACAATAAAAGACAATGCATTAGACGGCATTCCAAAAGTTATAGATAATACTTATACAACGTATTGCAAAATGCCTAAAACAGCCGGAGATATAATATATACACATAATTTTCCATCGATAGTAAATAGCAAATCTTTAAACTTCACATTTCATTTAGCACCTGATTATCCAAAAGTACAAGAAGCTACTATTGCGAATTTTAATAATGCTATTAGTTGTAGCTTAGAGGGAAGTATAGATGGGGCAACTGATTCTTGGGTAGAGATTAAAGACTTAGTAAGTGATTGGGATTGGAGAAATGATGGCAGACATTTTAATGCCGTCTATGAATTAAACGCGCTAGGAGAGCCTATGCCTTATATGAGATTAAAAATTACACATCCTGATGGCTCTGGAAGCGAAGCAGAATTACAACCACATAATTGGATAAAATTGGCAATTACGCCATTTTAAATAAAGGAGATAGAAATGTCTATTAGAAGAAGAAAAAAATCAACAAAATCAAGGTCTAGAAAATCAAGTCGTATAGCTAAAACTGCACCAAAAAGACGTGTTACTCGTAGAGGTAGATAATGCCTTACGGTAAAGGTACATATGGCAGTAAAAGAGGGAGACCTAAAAAGAAGAATAAGAATGGGTCTCCTAAGCGTCGAAAGACCAAGAGAGGCAAAAGATAGTGTCTCAAAAAAAACCAGTATATAGTGATAGTATAGGTAATCCTTGGAATAGTGGTGTTAAGCCTAATACTAGACGAAAATTAAATGTTAAGAAAAAAGGTAAAAAATAGTGGCATTAGTAACGAATTTTAAAGATAGAATTGCTGATTTAGCAGGAGTACAAATTACTACTGATGATAATGCTATTGAGCAATTTGTCATAAATGGATGTTATGATGTTGTTCAGAAAATGACTAAAGCTCATCCTGATACATTGCAGGAATTTGCAATTCAATCAAGTGCGTTTAATACTGATGGCTCTGGTGAAGATATGGATACTAAAAGACAGATAGTACTTGTTGAGCGTAATTCTATTCCATGTAGAAAAATACCTGCAAAACAAAGACATTTTGTTAGCGATGTAGGCTCTATATATGAAGTTACTAACGAAGACCCTGGTTGGCTTATATTTAATAATAAAATGTTTATATATCCAACTCCAGGTAATAATGAGGGTTATTTTTATTATATACCAGAATACGCCGTCTCTTCTATGACAAGTAACTCATCAATTGATAATTTTCCTAAACAATATTATGAAGCCGTTATAATATATGCTTCGTATATGGCGTTAGGAAAGCAATTAATAAATTTAATACAAGACGGAACAGATGCATCTTTATCAATGGACGTAATATCTAAAATGATGAATGCCAATAAGCCTGATTCAGGTGGAGATGTTTGGGACTATTTAGTAGATGAAGATTCAGAGATGGTACAAAGCACTATAGCTGCAATACAAGCGGCAAGTGGAATAACTAAGCAGAAATACGAATGGTATGCTATGAGAATGAAAGAATTAGCGGCAATGTATTTAACTATGATAGGAGTACAACCTCCTAAAGGACAAGGATAAAGTATGGCTACTTTAAAAGATACAGCAATTAGCTCAACATATAGTATGTTATTAAAAATAGCTAGTGGAACACTAGGTAGTTCTATGGTAAGCGTAGAGAGTGGAGATGGCGTTTCTAGTCCACTGCAAGTTTCTACTACAGGGATTAACGTTAATGGGGCCGCTTCTTTCTCTGGAACCAGCGGAACATTTATTACTATGGCTGAAAGTGATACTAACCCAGATGTATCTGGTGGTAATATATTTAAATCACATTCTACTGGAGTTACTATAGACCAGTTTGATGGTGGTGTTTGCGGACAAATTATAATTATAATATCAGGAGGGGCTACTGTTTATGATGTAACAACTTCTGAATTAAAAGGCGGAACTACTAATATAACAACGGCAGCAGGAGATGTGACTATGTGGGTTTGTGAATCTCCTACAGTATGGCATTTATTGTCATGGATGGATTTAAGTGCGAATTTATCTGGCGCGGGAGGGTTCTAACATATGACTCAGAAGTCTTTAATAGAATTAATACAACAACATCATCCTGGAGCTGGACATAAGCAAATTAGAATGGCTCTTAACAGGGCTCAAGACGATTATTGCGCTAGAACAGAATTAATGAAGAAAACATTTACTCAACTTTCTGTTGCCGGCAGAAGGTATTATGATTTAAATTCAGATATACTAAAGATTTTACGTGTTCAAATTAATGATGTAGATATACCACGCTTAATAGGCAGTCCTATAATAGATGATGATGAGTGGGATGGAGATGAAGGATTAACTGCTCCTGCCACATCTACTAATGATAGATATTGGTATATAGATTCTGGTAGATTGGGAGTTGTTGAAAAAGTTAAAAGCTCTGTAACACGTGATGATAAAACAAGTAATTATCAATCAATTTCTGAGTCCGATAAAGAGATGAGAATCTATGCAATTTCACAAGCTAATGATTTTATGGGCACATTAACACAACAGTCAGAATTACCCAATCAATTTCATACAGCTTTAAGCGATAAAGTAATATCGGATTTATATTTATTAGGGCAAGCAAATATGGAATCTCATAAAATATTCTATGCTAAATATATGGACATGGTTAAGCAAGGTAGAAAATATGCTAGGTCAAATTATATCCAATCCGGTTATATAAAACAGGTGCACTTTTAAATGGCATTAAGTAGATGGAAAGAAGAAATACGCCAAAGACATACTTTTGGTGAGACTGATAATCTTAGCGGGTTCGTTGTATCGGGAAAAGACTACTTTAAAGATGCTGTAGAATTTGGTTATCCTGGTAAAAAAGCAGTTCCAATAACATATTCAGAGGCTAATGGTACTATTGAGCAATCTGTTAAATCTGGAACATTTGCTCGCATTGTACCTACCGATACAAGTGTGCTTACCTCAGGCTGGATGACTGATAAATGGTGGGATGTAGATACTGTGAACCTTGACTGGATTAAGGTCTTAGATTATGCTACTGATAAAAATGATAATAAAGATTATCTAATACTTGATGTAACCCATACTGGTGGACCTGTACTTATAGGTTTAGGTCTCGATGCCCATACTGGAGGAGCAGGTGTTACTTTTATACCTCATTTTGGTACATGGAATAATACAAAATTTGATTGGAACTCATTTTCGCATTGGCATGCACAAGGTACTAATGCTTGGGTTGAAGAAGTTATAACAGACTTTAGATAAGGAAGATAAATAATGATAAATGATACTTTGAAAACAACATTAATTGGAAGTAGTTCGGCAGGAGTGATTTTAACAGGATGGCTGCCTGATACAGTTGCTGTAGTAGTCGGATTATTAACTGCAGTACATTTAATTATTAAAATAAAAAACGAGTTAAAGTAAAGGAGTATGATGAGTACAATAGTAGGTTTTATAATGAAGAATGTTATGACTGAAAAGTTGATTAAAAATATAGTTGGTGTTTTAGGTGACTATTTAGTATCTTCTTCTAAAAATAAATTAGATGATAAATTATGGAGTAGTGTTAAAAAAAGTTTAAATATTTGAGGCACAGTATGATATTATTAGAGGACCTTATTGTGGATAATCAAGCAGATAGCGTGGTAGAATCTATAGGAGTTGAAAATGATGAATCATTCTCAGAAAAACCTAAAAGGTGTCTACATTGTAAATCACGTGATGTGGAAGCAATAGAGGTATTAGGAGCAACAGATGAACCGATATTATGGGCATGCTTAAAATGCGATGCTTTATTTTTGAAGTTTTCACGAAGCGAAACAGAAGTTTTGCTTGCTAATGCAAAAGGACTCTGGACATCCCCTCTTGATTGGGGATTTAAAGAAAGAGACCTTTTCAGTTAGGAGTTTTTTGATATGGCTAGTAGCGACAAAGGTGTCGTCAAGCGTGCAATTGTCACGCCTGATAAACACGCACCTATACACGATAGAAAAGCAATCAGCGTAGTAAAGCAAGCGATTGAGATAGTTAAACCTGATATATACGTTGATTTAGGGGATTTAGGTGAATTTGCAGGATGTTCACATTGGCAATGGAAAAGAAAGAAAAAACCGCCATTGGAATTTATATTACCTCAAGTAGAGGAAGATATAAAAGGTGTGAATGAACTGTTAGACGATATTGATGAATCGTTGGATAAAGCAAATGTAAAGACGAAGCATATATGTGCCGGTAATCATGATGAGTGGTTAGATTTCTTTAATGCAGAACATCCTTATTTAGATTTATCATTTGAGAAAGCTGGCAAGTTTAAAGAGCGTGGTTATAAATATCATGCACCAGGTGAATACCTTAAGATAGGTAAGTTATATTACTATCATGGACATCACTTTGGAGGACAGTATCACGCTTCTAATCATCTTCGTAAATTAGGATGTAATATAATATATGGTCATCATCATGCTTTACAACAAGATACAGTGACACATATGGATGGTCCAAAGTCTGCATGGAGTTTGGGTTGTTTAAAAGATATGAGTTCTGAGAAGAATAAATGGTTAGGTGGAAGACAGCATAAGTGGGCACATGCCTTCGCTGTAGTAGATTATTATACAGGCGGTAATTTCACTGTCCATATAATACAAATAATAGATGGTAAAGCCTCTTTGTGGGGAGAGCTATTAAAAGGATAGATATGTTTAAAGAAATAGTAAATATGATAAAAATGAAGAATGGCCAGAAAAAAGCCAATCAAGAAGCATTTCAAAAAGAAGTGGAGCAAATGTTCCCTACATTGGCGCATGCTAATGCTGCTCAAAATATGTATGGAGTCCTAGACCCTTCTCAAGGGCATGGTATGAACAATGCTCAATGGAGATGGATGCAGAATCAAAACATTACACATCCTTGGCAATTAAAGCCTAATGCGTTTCATGATATGTTATATAGCGCTGAAGGCATGCCTCAAGAGACTCAAAATGCAATGTGGCGTGATTATTATAAAATGAATAATCTTCCTGATATAATGAATACGCAGAAGAATATTGATATATTAATTAAAGCGGCTGACTTAGATATGTCGCCATATTAAATATGGACCCAATCCAAATATTAGAAAAGTTTGGGGTTCCAATAGCGTTTTGCTTAGGCTTAGCGTGGTTTATTTACAAACAAAATAAGTATATTCAAGATGATTTAACTAAAGATATACATCAGAAGTTTAATAGGTTAGAAGGAATAATAATAAAATTGATTGACCAACAAAAAAAGATGCAAATAGAACAACGTGGTATTGTTAAATCATATCAAACCTTAATTGATATAATAACACGTTTATTTAAAGGTAATAAAGATGCCTAAACAGCTACATAAGAAAATACAATTTCATGGCGGTTTTAATGAAGGTGTTGATAAGAAAGACTTACAAGACAATGAGTTTGCAAAGGTTGTTAATGCGGATTTAGAGACTATTGGTACAGTTCGTCTTATAGGTTCTTTCCCTTACCATGAATCTAATAGTATGACTGGTATGCCAGCTAACACCAATAACCCTCCTGAAGGTGGTACTGGGCTATTTACATTTAACACTGACATGCAAATCATTGATGGTAGTAGTGGGGCTTTTTTAACTGATGGAACTTCGGATATATCAAATCCATGTAATATTATTTTAATGGGTATTGCTGGAGATGTTTACGTATTTCAAAAGATAATTTCTGGTGGAACTCCTCGATGGTCTGCTACTGATTTAGACTTAGGAGGAGGTGTAAACCTACTGCTTAAATATTATCTTGCAAATGGCGCTGTCAGGGTATATGATAAAGATGGAGCGGTTCCGTTTAAATGGCTAGGTCCAATTACTCCAAAGATTTATGGCGGAGTAACGCCTATTACATCTAGTGGTACTACTACATATAATCAATATGGTAATAATGTTTATTTTACACGACAAGAAGCGTCTGTATATAGAACTTCTCAAGCTAGTGGAGATTCTATAGGGGGAACTAATCAAAATTATCAATTTTTAAATGCTGAAATCGCAGGAGCATTTCCTACACAAACTATTGATGGTTATGACATTTGTAAAAATGCAACTATGATGACTACTGTTAATGGAGCTGTATGGGGGAATATTCGCCCTCAAGAGAAAGGTAATGAAAGTACATTAACTTATACGCCTGCATCTCTTCCTTCCTCTGATACGATTTCATGCGGCGCTGGGGATAATGTATTTGCAAATTGGGAGATAGGCTATAGATTCACTTCTCATGGATGGAGTAATACAGATTTTAGATTTACTGATGATGCTGTAAATGTTACGAATATTACTAGTAGTGGTGACGTAATTCATTTCGCTAATGCTGAGACTAGCGGGTCAGACGCTGCAGAATCTTCTTCTTCTTCTAGTGTTTTTGTAAGAGGTTTTAGCGGAGTTCAATCTCATCATGGATTGGCAAAAGAAAATAGCGATTTAGGGAATCATGACCACGATAATAAATTAAGCGATTGGTTAGCTGATTCAGGTACGTATTGGGGGATGGGTTTAGATTATAGAGAAGGTGTTAGTAATAGCGGGACATGGATGCCTACAACTAATACAAAATATAAATTCTATATTACTACTTTATATGATGATGGAACCCAAGAAAGTCTGCCACAATTATTGGCGATGTATAGTACTTTAGGTATAGTCCCAGATTATTCAAGTGATACTATTGGATATGTAAATGATTCTACTGGAGGTGTGGCTGGTGCAGATTATTTAACCGATTCTGCTAATGACTTTTTAAGAAATGGGTTTGCCAGGGGCCAGAAACTTGATATAAGCGGGTTTGATGATGATACTGATAATAATCCTGGAATATACGATTCTTCTACTGGTACATGGGCTGGTTTAGTTACTGTTACCGAGGTAGAGGAGGGTAAACTTTATTTTACAGGTGGTGGAAGCGGAGCTAGTGATGAGACCGCGGAATCAGATAATATTATCAGGGTTAAAGTGGAAGGCACGGATGGCACTGATGATAAGTGGAATAATGCTAATATTTTTGAAAGAGCGAGTGAACATGGCGCTCAGACTCATGCTTTTCATTTAAACTGTAGTCAAAAATTCGCTGAGACAGAAATATCTATGTGTAATGGGGATACTATTCACGAAACAGGACAAAATGTTAGAATGTGGTTTTTACCTAAGTTTAAAATCAATGGCGCTCAACATGGGACTGCTGATTCAGCGGCAACTCCTACTAATTCTAATAAATTTGTTTTTGGAAATGGAGATAATACTAGCACTAATTATGGAAATCCAAGAATATCTGGATGTAAAATATATTGGGCTTCTAATGAAGATGGGTATTCTACGTTATGGGAAATGATGGACTGTGATTTTGCAAAAGGAGTAAGAGCGTTTGGATTAGATGGTATATCAGGGCAATCAGGATATGCTCCATGGAGACATTGGAGTGATTTTCCAGGGTCGGGTATATCAGGTACTGAGTCTGCAACTACTAATACTGCGGGTCATTATTTAACTCCAGATATGCATGACCAATACAATAATAGATGGTTGCATCCTCCGAAATATAGGACATATTTTGAAAATAATTTTCATAATCACGATGACGTAATAACTTTAGATACTGCTCAATCTATAGTAATAGCGAACGGAAGAGCATATGCAGGGAATGTAACACAAACTATTGATGGTATTAAACAGCATTTTCCTGATAGAATTTTAATATCTCCTCCTGGTCAATATGATAAATTTCCAAGTCAATCATTTTTAGAAACTGGTATAAATGATGGCGATGAAATTATTCATTTAGCTTCATTTGCTGACAGACTTTTACGTTTTGATAAGAATAAACTACATATCATTAATATCTCTCAAGATGCAGCATATATAGAGGATACTTATAAATTTAAAGGAGTTTTAAATTCTTCATCAGTATGTACTACTGATAGGGGTGTAAGTTGGGCTAATCAGCATGGTGTTTTTCATTATGATGGCCGAGAAGTTGTGGATTTACTTGAAGCTAAAGGTGTTAAAAAAATATTAGATACTACATGGTCGACATTTGCAGGCACTCCAATGCTAGGTTATCTCCCTGATACCAAGCAATTGGTGGTTTTTGACGATGTTGGTGATGCTAAAAGTGGCAATGGCTATATGTATAGCTTTTTAACAAAAGCATGGGTAGAATGTCCTGCGCTAGGTACAGATGCGGTGAAATCAAATTTTATTAATGACTACGACAATACTTTAACGTATTGGCAATGGGATTCTGCTGGAAGCGAACTGATAAGAGGATGGAGTGGCACTAAAGTTACTAATTCAACATTTAATTTAGAATTAAAGGACGAAGATTTTGGAGAACCAGCATTACGTAAAAAGCTATACAAAATATATATTACGTATAAATGCTCTGCCGATACAAATGTAAAAGCTGTATACGCCACTAATGGTGGTAGTAGTTTTGGCTTTGATTTTGCAGCCGGTACTAACTATGCATCTAATAATTTACAAAGCACAAGTAGTGAATGGGCTCAGGCAGAGCTAATTCCTGATGATAAGTCAGAAGCGAATAATATTTATTCAATTCAACTAAAACTATATGCGACTGGGGCTGTCCCAGCTAATTTTGAAATTAATGACATAACATATGTCTATAGAAAAAAATCAATAAAATAGAATGGAGAAATATAATGTGGGGAAATAACAATATGAATAACTTTGGCGGTGGTTTTAGCGGAAGCCCATTAGGTGCTTTTTTAGACCAAGTACAACCACAAACGCCACCAAATATACATCCTAGCCAACCTGTAACAAAGCCTGGAATGAAACCTAGCCCTTTGCCTGGACAAGGCTTAGGCGGCGGTAATGGATGGAATCTTAATGATTCGTGGTTCGCTAGATTTACACCATGGGATGACCAACATGCTGGCAATATATGGGATAATACTTACGGAAAACACGGTTTAGGTGGTAAAATAGGTGATATTTGGGATAGTCAATTTGGAGCGGGCGACCAAGGTAGTTGGCAAAATATGAGTCAATGGAATATGCAGCATAATCCTATAGCTAATATGTGGGATAATACAATAGGTGGTCTAGGCAAGAGTATTGGTAATTGGTTTTAATGCCAATAGATAAACATATACTAGAGGTGATGCGTAGAGCACGTAATAATTACCACCAAAAGAATAAACGTACTTTTCAAGGGATTGGTATTCCTGCTCAAAATGATGGAAATAATGGAGATATTCGCTTGCAAAGTACACAAACAGGTGTTAAATTATATGCAAAGCATGAGGGTAAATGGTATGGTTTTACACCTGATGATGTTGGTGGAATAAATAGTAATTTGACAGTTGATGATGGTGGTTTTATAGCAAATACTGGTACCGCTAATTTTGGAAATGGTTTAATATTAAAATGGGGTTATGAAAGCACTACTGGAACTTCTCAAAATATTACATTTCCAACACCTTTTGAGAATAAGTGCTTTACTGTGTTTTTAGTAGGGCATGATAGTGGTAATACTGGAGGTAGTGCTAATTCTCCAGAATTAAAAAGTTTAGCAACAAAAACAGGTTTTTCAATAAGTATGGCTAGTGATACAGATACAGTGTACTGGCTAGCAATAGGTAATTAAAGGATGAAGATATGTTAGATTTAGGCGCAGCATTATTAGATAGAGATTATAATAGAGACGTTAGAGGAGCTAGTCAACATGCTCAAGCTAAAGGTGCTTCTCAAGACATTTGGAGTCAAGTAGGTGGTTATTCGGCACAAGGCTTATTAACTCTTCTCTTATCTAGTACGTTAGGGCCTGCTGGAATGGCTATTGCGGGTGGTCTTGCAAATGCTGCGGGTCGTTATGCTGGAGGTACTATAGCAGGTGCTCAACATGGAGATTATAAAGGTCAATTTGCTTTAGATACTGCTCAAGAATTAGAATCAAATTTATCAGATTCTTTATTTATAGACTCATTAATAGGCGGTGCTTCAGGAGGAATTGGTAGTTTTAAAGCAGGAATAGGTGCTGGAAAAGAAGCTGTAGGTAAAGTGAGTGAGGAGGCAGTACAAAGTAAATTGGCAGACACAATGGCTAATATTAATATTAAAGATTTAAGTCTAGAGCATGGTATATTAGGCACAGACCCAACTACATGGGATACTGTAATTAGTGCTGAACTTGCAGATGGAACACGTGAAGAATTGGGTTCTACTTTGAAAGCTACTTTATTGCGAGGAGACAAATTACCTGATAAATTCAATGATGCTAGCTTTATAGCTAATGTTAATGGTACAAGTATTGATTTTGATATGTATAAAGAGTCTTTGGATTTGTTGGAATTAGGACAATCAGCAGGAGTTGGTAGAGAGTATTTAGATAATTACTTACAAGCAGAGTCTCTGAAAAATGTTGGTCTTGACCCTTATTCTATAGTAGGTCAACATCCATCTGGAGCTCCTATGTCGCTTGTAGATGCAGAGTTTAGTGGATTAGATTTAGAAGGTCGATTAGACTATTTAAAAAACGCATATAGTACTACAGCTGAGCAGGGTATTAGGGAAAATGCTGCATTTTACGGTTTAGATTTTAATGACCAAGGAATAGCTGATTATCTTGTAAGTGACCCTAGTGAACTAGGTGTAGAGACTTGGGGTAAAAAATGGCAAGACATCCAGACAATGGGCGGTTTATTTGGAGGAGGTTTTGAAAAATCAGGAGGAATGGAGGGTTTATTTGGCGAAGGTTTTGGTCTTCACTTCCAAGACCCATCAGATACTATGCCTGTATATGACCCTGCTACAAATACATGGACTACTCCTACAAGTAAAAATTTCAATCCATGGGGTTGGGTACAAGATAATCCGTGGAAGTCTGCTTTAGGCGGCGCGGGATTGCTAACATTGTTAGGGACTCAGGGTATATAAGGAGATAAAATGGCAAATAATTGGCAACAATATCAAGATATAGATGCAGCAACTTTTGCAGGATACGATGATGATTATTTACAAACATTAGCAGAAAATTTAGTAGATGTAGATATATCTGCTGAAGATTTAGCTAAATATATGCCACAATATGACCAGCGTGGTGAGGATAATATTCGCCAAGAAATGAAATGGTTACGTGATGACCGTGCTTTTAATAAGTTGCAGCAAGTTCAAGAATTAGGTGGTATTGGACAAAGCAGACAAGACGAATTATTAGGAATGGCTCAAGATAGATTTGGAGCTAGCGTAGGTAGTGGATTTACTAGTACAGGGAATCCTATGATTGATAGACAAAGACGTAATATTTATCAAGATATTTCAGAGCAAACTGGAACAGCATGGGCTGGAATCCAAGAAGATGACCGTGGGCTATCTAGAGACTTATGGCGTAGTGAAGAAGATATATACCAATTACAAGAAGACTATCAGCAAAAGTTTGCTGAAAGATTAATAAAGTATGAAGATAGGATAGAGGCGGAAGAAGCTGCAGAAGCTGCAGCAGCACGCCCGGACCACTTCAATACTTGGACATGGCAAAATAATCCTATTGCTAATGCCTGGGATGAAACAATTGGAGTAGGGGGAATTGTTGGTGGTATTAATGATATATTCGATGGCGGTAGTATGCCTTGGGATGATTGGACATTGACTAGTAATCCAGTAGCGGATGTATGGGATGCAACTGGTGGAAAAATTGGAAAAGCCGTTGGTGATTTAACGTGGATTTGTGGTGCTATTAAGAAGGCAAAAAATCTAACTAAGGTTGAGTCTTTAAAAATGGCTAAATTTATGTTAAAAGCCGCACTTACTTATCCATTATTTATATATTGGTATATGGTGAATGGTAAAGCTATACGTGATGCTGGAAATAAACTTAACTTTAATTGGGGTGGTAAAAGAGTTAAAAATAATTTTGTTACCAAAGTATTGAAATTAGAAGAAAGTGGTAATCATGAAAAAGCTTGTAGACATTATTATAATAGTTTTGTTAAATTAGCAAAACAGTTTAAACTAGATATTGAGATTCCATTATTAAATGATACAATAATTGACAGAATCATTGGCTATCGCTCTATATTGAATAACAAAAAAATACGTAAAGCATTAAATAATAAACAATTAGCAATTGATAAAAATCAAAAACTAATAGAAGAAAGAATTTAGGAGAGTAATATGGCAGTTTATGAACAAAGCGCATTAGGAACAGCATTATCATCTTTGCCAGGGGCAATAACTGATGCTATGGCCTCTAATCAGCAAAGACAAATGAATCAACAGGTTATGGCTCAAAACATGCAAGCTATGCAACAATCCCAAATGCAGTTAGAAATGCAGAAAAAGCAAATGGGAATGGATAGAGGTGGTTACGGAAATCAAATGCTTTCAGAGTACTTTACTGGACTTATGATGGCTCCTGGAACATTAGCGACTAATGCAGATGGAAATTTTGAATGGTCATTAGCTCCTGAACAAGCTATGCCTACTCAAGCAGAAGCTTGGGCAAGATATCAGACTATTGTAGGGCCTGCTAATATTACTGAAGCTGATAGTACTTATTTCATGACTCAATTATGGCCTGAATTAGTGAAATCACGTGCTGGGAAAGTTATTAGCGAGATAAATAAATTAGAGCAAGCCGGTTATGACCCAAGTGATATGCAGACTATATTATATAATAACCCAACATTAAAAAGCGATATGAGTGTTTTAATGCCTTATATTGCAGAAATATCGCCTGAAATGAATGCAAAATTCGCAGGATATATGCCTCAGAAACCCGTTGAATTTATGGAAAGAATGGCTGATTTAGCGCCTGGTATTGGAACTACCGCTATGGTAGGCGGAGCTGGGTATAATTGGATGCAAAAAACTCCACAGAAGTATATAGATGAAGCTACAAAGAAATTTGAAGGCAAGCTAACTAGGCGTGGTCTTGACCCTGTAACTAGAACAACAGATAAACTAACTAAGGCTCAAACAAAATTAGATGAAGCTACCAAAAGAAATCCAAGAACACCTAAAGGGTGGAATAACCGTGCAGATGATATGGACGCCGCTAGAAAAACTATTGGTAAGGAAAAAGATAAGATTAAAACAATTCTTGATAAGGCCAGAGATATTAGAACCAAAGATGTGGCTAAAAATACTAGATGGCGTCGTGCTATGGAGAGGTTACCAAAAAATAAAGTGTTAAATATGCCTGTAGCCGCATTTGCCCCAACAGTACTTGGTGCAGGTGGTCAAATGATAGCAGGAGATAAAGGTGAAGCATTAGGCAGGGGACTTGGAGGAGGAGTACAGACTGCATATGGTGCTGCTAAAGGCATGTCTTTAGCCAAATGGTTAATGAAGCGTGTTCCTAGTATTGTAAGTAAAAAGGCAGCTGGTGCAGGTACAATGGCATTGGCTGATGCAGCTCTTCCAGTTGGAGATATTTTAGGAGCAGCATGGGGTCTTGGTACAGGTGGATACGAAATATATAACGCAATACAAGAATGGCGAAAAGCTAATCAAAGCTATTAAGGAGTAAAATATGTCATTGTTTACCTCGCCTACAGTGGGGCAGCCTGAGGAGCAACAGCAGGCACAACAACAACAGTTTCAACCTCAGTGGGATGAAAAAACACTTCGTAGATTAATTAAAGAATACGAAAAGAATCCTACTCATTATCCTGTTGAATTAAAAGAATCTATAAAGCAACATGCAGCGTATTATAATATGCCTATGTATGAAGGTGAGTTTGATTTATTAGACGCCTTTAAACACGCAGGAGCAGGGTTTTTCGAAGGTTTTACAACCTTTAACCTTATGGAACCTGCTGATAACGAATATGAGCAAATATTCCGTAATTTAGGGCATTTAGCAGGATTTGCTCCAGGTCTATTAGCTGTTCCAGCTAGAGCATTAACAAAATTAGGCGTTAAAAGCAGTGCATTAAAAAGTTGGGCAAGAACAGCTTCTGCATTAAATGATAAATCAGTTCCTATGGCTGGTGCTAAATGGTTAACAGGTAAGGCTAAGAATATAGTACAGCCAGCTATTAAAGCAGCTGGGTTGCATAGAGGCGCCTCAACCAATGTTGCAGTTGATTTCTTAATGGGTAACAGAGCACGTCATATGATGGAAGGGGCTTTCCACTTAGGAGCAGCTTCTGCAATTTCATCATGGCAGGGTGGTGTTGATGAGATGATGCATTCCTTTATGGGAGGTGCTGTTGCTGGTGGAGTATTTAGAGGAGTAGGTAACTTAAAATTTGCTGAAACAGAAACTGGCAATAAAGTTATTAGAGGTATGGCAGGCTCATTATTTATGGGGCTACCTTCTACTATGAGAGGAGCTACAACTCCAGAGCAAATCTATGAATACGTGTTAGGTGCGTATTTTGGTAAGGGAGAGAAGCCTTGGAGAGAAGCAAAGGCTCATAAGTTCGTTATGCAAGATATGCCTAAACGTGCACAAACTGACCCTAAATTTAGAAATTCAATGGACCCAGAGATTCATCCTAAATGGGAGGATTTACCTCCTGAAGTACAGCCATTAGTAAAGAAATGGGCATTAAACGGTATTCCTGGAACTGAATTTAAAGGATATGGTCCTCCTGCCGTAAGAGAGTTTATGAACTCCGTAGTCGCAGAAATTAACCCTGAGAAATTAAAAGAAATTCCTGCTGAGGTTGATGGCTTTCAAGTTGAGCAAGTTAAAGGTGAAGGGGGTGAACCCCAACTAGTTATTAAAAAAGGTGTATTAGATAAGTATAAACATATACATATATCGGGAGCTGCAGAAGGACCAGATAGATGGTTCGCTGAAATAGCTTTTGAAAAAGGCATGCCTAGTATACATTATACCTTTGGTGCTGATATGGCTGATGCTCAATATGCTAAAGGATTTAAAAGGCCTTTACGTCAAACAGAATTAGATGAAGCTAATCCTAAATTAGCTAGAGCAAGTGCACGTTTAGATAGACCTACAGAAAATTTATCTCAAAGACAATTAAATTATATATTACGTGATTGGTATCAAGTTAAGCACAGTAGTGCTATATATGCAGTCGCTCCAATAGAAACTGAAGGACCTTTGCGACATAAAGCTGTAAAGGGCGGTACTGGATGGACAGTTGAAATGGCTATTTCAAATAAGAAATCTCCTATATACGTATTTGATGAACCTACTACTAAATGGTGGAAATATGATAGAGGTGCTGGATTCTTTAAACCTTTAAAGGGATTACCTCCTAAACCTCCTCGTCAATTTGCTGGTATTGGCTCTAGACAATCTACAGAGGTAGGTAAACAAGCTATAAGAGAATTTATGGATGCTAAATTCCCAGAAGGAGTTAGATTAAAGCCAACTAAAGAACAGCTTAAAGAAATAGAAGATGCTGAGAAGACAGGTAAAAAAGTACTTAAACCTTATCGAAAAGAGCTTGAAGTAGAATTAGATGAATTAAATATTAATATGGAGAATGTTAGAACGCAATTAATTGATATTTATAAAGAAGTTAATCCTAACTTTAATCCAGAAAAAGGAATTCCAATCCCAACTAATGAGCTTTCAGCACAACATAAAGATGCTGTAATACGTCTAGAAAATGAAGGGGAAGCTATTAGAGGGCGTATGAAAGAGGTTTTAGAAGAGATTAATACAATAGATAATTCAGGTGAAATTCCTATGTTAGATGCTGCTACAGGCGAGATTATTGTAACTCCTGAAATAGCTAAAGAAATGACTTCAGAGGGAACTGGAGATGTTAGTCAAGGCAATGTTGGTACAAGAGTTAAAGCGACTATGCCTATATTAGAATTTGTTGATACTAAATTAAAAGGAATATGGGGAACTGCTCCTACTTCTTTTGAACGTAATCAAATGAAAGCAGACTTATCGGAGCAAATTGCAGCAAAGTTAATGGAAGTCTCTGTATCACGTAAAAACAAGTTTGATAATCAATCTGATAAATTTATTGAATGGATTAATGATTTTGCTATTAAGCAAGGTATCGAAGAAGGATTTGGATTAGACCAAGAGAGTAGAGGTACAGCAAGACAATGGATAGCAGCTCAAAATTGGAATAAGCAAGTTACACATTTTGGAGCAGGATGGGTTAAAGGCGGATTTGATATTGTAGAACTTAATCCGATAAAAGATGATGCTGTTCCATTTAGTATGGGTGGAGAAAGTAAACAACAAAGAGAACCAATGAAAATCATCGAAAGAATGATGAGGGAAGAGTTAGGCTTTTCTAAAAAAGATGGTGTAATTTTTGGAGTGTTAGACCATATCACAATGACTGAACCTGGTGGCAAGAAAGTTGATATGGAATTTGCTAGATTTGAAGACCACTTATATAATAAATATAGATTCGACGGAAGTACTAAGACTAACGAAGCAGCTCGTGCAAAAGCACAGATAAAAATGTATGAATATAAATCACGTATTCAAAAGAAAATGTTAGAAAAAGGCATGCATTATTTCAGTGGTCGTGGTGAGTCTGATAGAATGTATTTTATTAAATTTAATCCTTTAATGGAAAGATTGAAATCTTCAGAACGTAAACCTCTCTTGAATGAAATGTTAAGAATAGGTAAGCTAGGCGATGGCTATAGAGAGATGCGAAAGCGTTTTATTAGCGACTATACAGAGAAACAAAGAGGTTTAACAAGTCAGCAAGCAGGTGAATTATTTGATAAAGCTTATTTATCTAGCATTATTTACGACATTCAACTAAATGGCTTTGAGCCTCAAAATACAGCACAACTAATGAAAGATGCTGCAAAATTCTTTAGTCCTGAATATGATATCATTAGCGAATCAAAAGCTTTTAATAAACGTTCTCAAGTATGGCATACAAATGGTTATCCTGGAGATGCTGTATTTATAGCTAATAGAATGGCTAAAGGGGCTAATGATTTATATTTTGATTCAGCAGCTCCCACAGACCAATTAAATCTTTTTGCAGATAAAAAGATTGGTAAATTGAATTATATCCTTGTAAATGATTTGCCAGAAGAGATTAGAAGTAAATCTCCTAAATGGTTTACAGAGGTAATAAGAAAATCTACTGAATTACCTGAGCATGTAGATGGAGCCATTATAACACGTGATGATGTTATACGTATTAATAATGAAGATGCTGGTATGCCTGAGTTATTTACTCAAAACAAATCATTTATAGCATCTCGTAAAGAGAAAGATACTAATGGAAATCCTTTAGGAGGACTTTTAGGTAAATATATGATGCATCCTGCTGGTAAAAGATTAAGTAAATATATGGAAGATTATGTAGACCCGAAGACAGGTGTAAAAGGTTTACACTATATTATGATGGGTTCTTCAGTAAAACAAAGAGGAATGCGTGAAGCAGGGGATTATTCAATAGGTCGTAACAAGCTTATGGTAAAAGATGCGCCTATGTATCATCTTAATCCACATGATATTTACTATAATTACTCAGTTAAAAATCACAGTGAAATGTTAAGCGATGCAAGGATTGCTAAGCAATTGCTGTCTGCATTTTTAGATAATCAAAAAAGCCCCGTGCCAAAAGAAATTATTGATGATATGTTGTCAACTATTATGGGAAGAAGATTTAATGGCACAGAGTATGGTAATAAGCTGTTTTCTGAGTTCAAAACATCTACTTTAGCGCAGAAACAACAAAGTATCGATAAATTGATGAAAAATTGGAATAAACTCTCTATACCAGATATTTTAGAAGGAATACGTAATCCTGATATGGAGATGTTTGCTGAACGTGCTTTTGAACGAATGATATTTGGATATCGTAAAGAATTAAATGAATCTCTTGAGCGAGGAGAATTAACTGAATCAGAATTTGCTCTAGAAAAAGCAAGATTAGAAGCTACTGAGAAAGATTATGATAGAAAGATTAAATCAGCTGAATTAGCTAAAAAACAAGCTAAAAAAGATGGTGTTGATTTAAATACTTTAGGGGTATATTTTGACCCTGCAGTACGAAGATATAGAGAGCAAGTAATTAGAAGCTTTGTTGTGAGAGAGATTACAAAGCCTAGAACTAGTAATTCAGCTGTTGCTAGAATGCGTCCTTATGATAAAGCATTACAAATGGATTTAGATGGTTCTAATCCTAATCTTAAGCGTCTTGATAAAGATGAGTTTATGTTTGTTTTAGACAATGCTTATAAAGATATGAAGATTAAAACAGACAATAATCACTTAGGTAAGGATGGAGAAATTACATTAGGCGAATTATGGAAATTAAAAGAACAAAAAAGTGAACTACTGAAAAATGTAGATATTAATAATCTACTTAGAGCAACTGTATTACGTGTTCCTATGTCATCAATGTCTGGAGCACGTGTTTTAAATTTCGGAGGATTTAGTGGTAGAGAGGGTCATGGAGTACTTTTACATAGTCGTGTAATGCGTAACTTGGGAGGTGCTGATTTAGATGCAGATGAAGCATGGGTATTCTTTGGTGGTGAAAAACATGGTTTTAAAAAGAAATGGCAAGATGCTATTGATGCTAATCGTAAAGAGTTTTTCACTGAAGATGGCAAATATTTTATCGATGCTAAAGAGTCGGAAATTCCTAAAGAAATACGTGAATCTTTAGGTTTAAGGAATAAGCCTAAAATTAAAACTATGCGTGATTTTTTAACTGTATCAGGTGAATTTACAGAAGCAGAAAAGAATCTTTTAAAGTCTCGTGGAGCTATGTATTCTTTACATGAACGAATGCGTCAAGCAGATGCTGCAATTCGAGGTAGAAATCAATTAGGTGAAGCTGCTGTAAACCCTAAGCAATTAATGATGTTAACACATTCTATGGTGTCTAATAACAAAGACCAAAATGAATGGATTGATGTTAGCCGACCAGTATGGGGTCCTAATAAATTACCTGGAGAACCACCTGAGATTATTAATTACAGATTGCTTGTTAAAGCAAGAACTAGTGATAAATGGAGGAATTGGGCTCGCCAAATAGGTAGAGCTCAAATCGAGTTTTCTGCTGACCCTATGGATGAATTAGGAATGAAATCAACTGATTTTTGGTTTAAAGAATTATTTAGGGCTCATTTTAATGTCGTTAAGGTGATTGATAAGGATAATCCAAAACGTAAATTACCAGCATATGAATTTAAGAATCTAACATATGATAAGTTAAAAGCTTATGAATTAAAGCGTGGTACTTATAATGTTGTGCGTGAAATGAATAATGCTTTTTGGGGCAAGGATTGGTCAACTAATCGAGGGTTTCTACCTTCTGAGATTAAGGACTTAGCTTCAAAAGTATATCAATTGTCAGAAAATCAGCAACACAATTTCTTAAGTCAAGTTGGAATAAAATTAGGTTCTGTAAATTTCTCAGATAACTTATTAACACGTGTTGATTATAATAAAGTAACAGATATGTATAATCAGTATAATGAAATAGTTAAGAAATACGATGGAATCAAGAAATTACTTGGAAGAAGTAGTTTATCATCGCCAATGTGGGTAGGTATTAGAAAGACTTTGCGACCTTTAGGCAAGGATAGTGATGCTACATTATTAAATCCAGACCATATTATTTCTATAGCTAATGATATGAGGGCATTTAAAAAGGCAGTAACTATCAATGGTGATTGGAAAAGTATTAATAAAAAACATGGTTTAAAAATTGATGAAATATTATTAGGAGAAGCAAGGGGAGGTAAATTTTATTCTTTAGATACTTCGGTTAAAGCAAGAATTAAGATATTATCTAAAATTGCTCGAACTGCAGAAGAGTATTTTATTCAAAACGTAGGTGATATGGCATCTTTTGATGTTATACAAAGATTAGTACGTAAAATGGAGACTGATGGTGAAACTATTGATAATGCAAAAATTGCTGATTTGCATAAATTTGCAGAAAAATTAAAGAAAGATAATTACTTATCAGCTAAAGTGCGTAAACAAACAGCTGCATTTGATTGGTCGGATTTAAGCCCTAAACATTTAAAAATGATGAAAGCTGCTGCAGAAGACCCGGACTTCCAAAGATTAGGACTTCTTCCTCCTGGTGTAAAAATATTACAACAAAAACCTAGTGCTTATTCAGATAGAATGAAAGTAGATAGGGCGATTAGAAAGAAAAAAGAAAATTTAACTACTAATGAGAAGATGTTTTTGGATTATTTAATATTAGGAACATTTAGAAGAGGAGCATACAATAAGATTGTTGAGCTTGAAGCAGCATTAGAAGCTGAAGGAGAACTTCCAAGTGCATTGGCAGACGTATTAAGTAATTTAAAGCGTGATGCATCTAAAACTAATTTAGGTAGACTTGGTATTAATTCAAAAGCTGTTAATGATAAATCACTTACTGATTTTACTCGCTCTCAATTAGAGCACTTAGATACATCGTGGAAAGCTCCAAAGCAAGAAGAATTAAATAATGCACATAAAAAGATTGATAATGTAAAAGAGACTATTAAAAGAGATAATAATGGCGATAAAATTATGGAAGATGAATTTGAGCCATGGGTCAATACTACTACTGGGTATGAAGGTTTGAAGGAAGGTGTACAGATTACTGATGTTCCAGAAGCATATAGAGCACGTGTTATTGAATTAGTGACTAATATTAAAGGAGAGAATCCTAAATTTAGAAAGAATCTTAATGAAGTTATTAGAAGTCTTATTGGTAAAGATTTAAATGCTTTAAATGCCAATGATTATACTATTTTAAACAATTGGTTTAAAGAAGTTAAAAGAGGAACTTGGTTGCAAAGATTCTTTAGCAAAGAGGGTGTTACAGAATTATCAAAACGTCATCATTGGTTCTTCCCAAAAACAGTTAATAGAGAATTAATGCGTGACGAAATTAGATTAATGGAAGAAGAGGGTTTATATCTTACTAACACAGGGGAAGTATTAACAGGTAAATTAATGCGTCCTACTCATTTTGTAGATATGGCTCAAAGTTGGATAGCTCGTACCTTAGACTCAGCTTCAGAGGTTAGTGATAAGTGGGTTAATGAAATTAAAGAGCGTCTTTTATTTGTTAATTCCGTTAAAGAGGGAGATGTATTACGTCAAATTGCTGTTAGAGAACGTGAGTTAGGCTATTTTACAGAATATATTCCATCTTCATTACAAAGAAAGCTTACTGTAGATGAGAGAGTAGCATTACGTGAATATCAGGCTCGTCATGATGAGTTAATAAAACATCATTCTGATAAGTTAGATAAAATTTATACTATTGAAGTAGATGGTAAGCGAGTAGAATTAACTGGAAAAGAGTTTATTAAGCGTATTAATAATGAATATACAACTTTCTTTGAAAAAATGCATAGATTTATTATTGGTGAAAAGACAGATGAATCTGGTATTAATCACGCTCTTGAACAATATAGGGTTGGATGGCGTGATAGAAAGAATCAAAAAGGTGCTATTTATAAACATGAACAATTTATCGAAGATTTAAGAGCTGATTGGAGAAAGGGTAAAAAGCTAGTAACAGATATTGGGATTGATGGATTGCGTGCTATGGCCCGCTCTATGATGATTGAAATGTCAGGTAAACATCCTGATTTTCAAAAAGAATTAAAAATGTATGATGTTAATACAACTGGTAAAATGCCTTTTAAACACTATTTCCCTCATATGTTCTTCAACAAGAAGATTGCTGGTGAAGGTATGAAAAAACATTGGGACGCTTTAGCTAAAATGGATTGGAAAGAATTTCATCCTACTGATAGAAAGAAAGCTGAAAAAATTAGAACACGTAAAATGAATGGTTTAATTTGGAAAAATCATACATTAACAGGTGACTGGACATTTGAAGATGCCGAAGAATGGAAGGTATTTGACCAACGTATTCAAGAGTTTGCTGAAGGTAAAGCAAATAAAAGTGATAAAGTCGATTGGTTTAGTAATAGAAGTAAAGCTGGTTCTATGCATAGTAGGAAAGGTCATATACCAGGCTGGTCTGTAGATGCTACTGTTGTTGAGGGCTATTCTCGTGCCTTAGTCAATACGTATCATAGACAATTAGCTCAAATCTTGGGTCGTGATATTATTAATAGAATGAATAAAATGGGTGACCATTATGTTGAAAATAAAGCTGGGCGTAAAGTTAAGGTAAAAGGTAAATGGAATAAAGACCAAGTTGAGGCTTGGCAGAAATTTATGAAGCTATATATTCAAGATGCTATTGGTAATCCTTCTGTAATTCCAGAGGATTATTATAAAGACCCTAAAATGAAGTTGCAAGGAACTCCTTATGCCTGGTGGGCTGATAATAGAGTAGAGAAGAAGATTAATAAAGTATTAGATAATTTTGGACTATCTTCAAAAGATTTGCCAAAAGAATTACGTGGTGTTGATATGCAACAGTTGAGACATTGGTCTAATCTTGAAGCTCAATATGAAATGGCTTCTCTGTTAGCTCATCCTAAATCTATGGTTACTAATATATTTGGTGGTACTATGCATACAGTTGAATCTGCGGGTTGGAGAAGCTGGAAGAATGCACGTAATATTGACTGGTTAAAACAAAATATTAATTCCAAATGGAACTCAATGGAAGATGTTATGAAGTTTGTGGTGCGTTCCGGTGTTTATCCTGAATATATGATATATGAAGCGGGTTTAAATAAGGAGATGAAACAAGCACGTAATAAAGAATTTATTGAAGATATTGCTAAGCGATTAACTAAAGACCCTGAAATGAAGGATACTACTTTAAAAGAGATTGCTAAACAATACGGTGTTAAAGATAGAGTTGTGCAATTTGCTGCTAAGTTTATGACTGTACCTGAGCGTATGATACGTCGTGATGCTTTTATGTCTCACTATATACAAGCTTGGGAGCGTTGGGGTGGCGCTATTAAAGACCCAGAACATCCATTTTTAATAGAGCAAGCTAAAAAAGGTGTTAGAGCTACGCAATTCCTATATAACGCTCCATTTAGACCTGCATTTGCGCGTACTGCACTTGGTAAAGTTATGACACGTTTCCAATTATGGTCTTGGAATGCTGTTCGTTTTAGGAATGATGTGGCTAGACAAGCTAAAATCTATGGAATCACTCCTGGCACTGAAGCTTATGAACGATATGCAAGAATGATGCAAATGGATGTTTTTGTATTTGCTTTAGCTAATATGTTTGCTTATTCATTATTTGAGACTGCATTACCTGCTCCATGGAATTGGTTACAAGATACTGCTGATTGGATATTTGGTAATGAAGAAGAGCGTGATAGAGCTTTCTTTGGGCAATGGCCGAAACAACTTGCTCCGTTGCAGATGGTAACTCCTCCCATCTTACGGCTGTTGCCCTCATCTATGCGAGCTATGGTAGATGATGATTGGTCTAAAGTTGGTAAATATTATGTATGGACTATGTTCCCGTTTGGAAGAATGGCGAGAGATGTGGTTGGTCCTGGTAATTTAATTGAGAATCCTATTAGAGTCTTAGAGAAGACTACTGGATTTCCTTTGCTACAACTTCAGAAAAAAGGTACTGAATATAAGAAAGAGCAAGAAGAAGGAACTAGAATCCCTTCTCCTTCTCCAGGTAAAAGTATATTTTAATCTTCGAATGGACTTTCGATAGTGCCTAGTATTTTACTATCGTTTTCAACCATTCCCCAGAATAACATTAAATATACTATTATGTCGGTAATACGTCCTGTAACATCTTCTCTTTGAGAGCGATGCCCATTAACGTAGGCTGTAATGCCATCTACGTGTTTTAATAGATAAGTTAATAATACCTTTTCTCTGGTAGTATTTAATGCTTTTGCTACTCTGTCAAAGTTAGCAAATACATTATCCTTATCATGAGCGTATTCATTCTGCCCCGACTTCCTCGTTTTTGACACTTCCTCCAGTATCTTTTTCATTAGCTGACTCATTTTCTTTCTGTCCATCTGCTACTTCCTTTTGTTTTGCTTCTACAGTTTCTTGAACGTACTTTAAAAATTCCTCTGAATCTCCTTTCCAGGAAATATACAATTCAAATAAACTAAAGTAATCTCTCATTTGATGCTGAGTATTAATCAATTGATGTGTTATTACTTTCGATTCATTTGCTAGAACTTTTACTGCGTCACTTGTAGACATTTTGTTTTTTCTTTTAGCCATTACTAGCTCCTTTTTTTAAAGTTTTTACCTACTAATTGAGGCATTCTTTTCATCGCATCTTCCCAATCCCTATTTATTCGCTCTGCAACTGAGCTTTCTTTAGGCTTTCATGTATAAGGCGTTTTTTCTACCTTTACAGGCGTTATTATTGCTTCTATGGGGGTAGTATCTATTTCTACACTTTCTGCCATATTATGCCCATTTAAGCACGCTGCTCTGAAATCGTGTTTATTGAAGTTTTCATCTTCTCCTTCAAAATATTTAGATAAACTATTAACTAGCATGTCTAATTTACTATCTCCAAGCATATTTCCACCTATTATTTTAGCTATAGCATTATAATGTTTAATTTCCATGATTTTTCCTTTTAGCATATCTTCCATTTTTTCTTCTCGGTTTCTTTCCCAATACGTCTACTTCCCAATTCTTGCGTATTTCTTTTAATAAAGCTTTAATCTCCTTTATCACTACATACTCCTCTTGTTTTCTAATTTAGTAATACGTTCTTCAAGTTTATCCAGACGACCTTCAGACCCCTGTACGAGGTCTGTTAGGTCATCGACAATTTTAAACTTTTTACCTATAGTATTGTCAACTATCTTTAGTACTTTGTTTAATATTATGTCTTGTAAGCCCATAGTTATATATTAGTTCCTGGTGAAACTGTTGTTTTAATAATATAATCATGTATCCACCAACATCTACCATTATCTGAGGCTTTTAATGCACTTTTCCTAATCCTTTGCTGCCATGTCATATTCACATAATCAGGGGCAAATTTTGTATGACCTCCAATATTTTTACGAGATGCTTTAATGGATTCTTGAGATATTTTATTGTATTTTCTTTCTTTATTGTAATATTTTTCTATCATTGTTAATACTCCTTATAATAACTTTTCTAATTCATCTTGTTTAATGCCTAGTTTGAAGTTATTTGGTAACTTCATACTCTCTTTAGGCCTAGGATTGCCTCCTCTATAGTCGCTGTTTAACCAGTACCATAAATCTGCAACTCCTTCTACTACCTTGGGTAAGAATTTTAATTGCTTGAATGTTGGATTTGGTTTCTTTTTCCATTTATCATTAAGATATAATCCATACATTTCATCAATCATAAATTCACTGCCAGCGCTTTCATTTTCCGCGATAGTGTCCCATAGTATCTTATACATAGTAGCTTGTAAATCATGTGTTTTATAGTAACCACCTGTTTTTATATCTATAAGCACGTTCTTATTATCAATACGTGCTAAGATATCAAATCTACCTGCAAATCGTACTCCAGGGAATGCTAGCATTATTTCTTGAGCAATTATTTCGGGATTATATTCATTATACCATTCCTCTAGACACATAACTCTTTTGATAATTTCTGGTCCTGCATCTAGTATTAACTCTTCTCCATTAAGAAGGTCTTCTGATATTTCATGAACAATCGTTCCTCTTGTAGCTGCTTCATCTCTAACTTTGCAAGCATTTTCCCAGCTACCTTGATTAGCTAGCCATTTATCGAAATACTTACCTTTTCCTGCTGCTGATAATATTGATGTTACGGATGGTACCCATTGATGACTACCTGCTATTGAATACCATCTAGTGTCACCTTCTTTACAAACTATTTTATTGTTTTTTAAGTATTTAAGAATTGGATTCATATCCGAATATCTCCTTTATTGGAATTAATGCTAATTCACTAGCTTTGAAGTCTCCACCCATTTTGAGACATCCTTTACCACTATGTATTATCTCTTTAACGCGCTTTTTTAAATCAGAGACTGGTAATATATGTATACTTTTAACTCTATAGTCATCTACTAATATAGTAGCCCAATAATCAGCTTTAGTTACAGATAATCCACTTGGCTTGTTACTATTATGATTATGTAATTCAATAGCAATATTACCTGTTTTTACCCATGTATCACGTTCTGTTTTTACTTCTAACTTTTTATCTTGAAGTATTAATGCTAATGCTTTTTCAAAGATTTCTCCAAACTTTAAATCTAAATCAAAGGCATTAGTTTTATTAAACATTTTATCGTTTAGTTTTGATTGAAAATACTCATGTATTTTTGTTATTGCGTCTTTAGCACTCATGATGCTCCTTTCTTTATAATAAATGAGAGAGTTTAACCAGGCTAAGGATGCAGTTTTTGTCTGCAAAAGCCTTGCTGCCCTCGCGGTTACAGCACTCTCTCATTTGATTGATTAAAATCCAGGTATTCCTGGTATTATTTGTTTTACTTTTTCTTCAACTTGTTCTTCTGCTTTGTCTAATGATTTAGATGCAAAAGATTCTATCTTATCATTGATTATATTCGTTTCTATTTTTAATGAATTAATTTCGCTTAATACACTATCTGCTTGAGCCAGACCATCATTAATCGCGCTATTAAATTCATCTTGCAATTTATTTATACGTGTTTGAATAGAATTGACATCATTTTGTATGCCATCTATTGTTTCATTAACTGTAGTAATGACGCCTTGTGCTGCTTTAACTGATTCCTGTAAGTTCTTATAAATAGGGTAGTTAGCTACAATAGCCATTACGATTATTACTAGATAATTGATGATTTTATTTTTCATCTATCCTCCCATCACATCTGATTTTGAAAGTTTACGTAATATGTAATCCTGAGCTGGTTTAGCAATTTTACCTAAAAACTTTAATAAGCTTGAATATTGTTTATGTGTTAATGGGCCTTTACGCCTATTACATCTATCACAAATCATCTTTAAGTTTTCTTTAGTAGAATCGCCACCTAAGCTAAGTGGAATAACATGGTCGCAAACCATATTATTAATATCGAGTTTTTTAACACAATATCTGCATTTGCGACCATATTCTTTTAGTAGGATATCACGTATTTCTTTAAGACTCATGCTAAATTCAACCTCATATTCTTTACTACGTCTTTTTAACGTAGTTTTTAATGTGGATGATTTTTTCATAAGTCGATGAAATACATTTTTCCAATGATTTCCATGTAACTTTTTAAGTTTCTGTTGAAACTTATGTTGCCATTCAGAAATTACCTTTGTTTGTCTTCTGTTTTTATGATATACCATGACGCTCAAATGATTTGTTACTACTGTATGTGAAAGATATTGAAGTAAAGAATCTCCATACTCCAACTCTAAATGTTACAGTGCTCCATTCATTGTCTTTGGCAAATTGAAATTTAAATATATTTAATATTCTCATTGCAAAAGCATCTTTATTAAATGATATATCTATTAGTCCTCTAGTCATATGTTCTCCTAAGTCTAAAACTATCTGTCCATTCTACATCGCACTCCCAATTGGAGTCGCCGTCTGTATTTTTAAGCATTTTTATTTTCTTCTTAGGGACATCTGCTTGTCCATCAACTGAAATAACTTTTCTACTAGCATTCTCTATGGCTCCCGAGCCTTTAGCTGCATATAATGACAGCTCATCTGATTTACTATGTTCTCTGCCAACTTGAGATACTTGTATAATGATTACATCCATGTTTACTGCAATATTGGACAAGCTATGAGAAATATATTTGATTTTCTCATGTTCGCTTCTTCCATTACCACGTGTATCTATTAAATCGATATAATCTACTATTACTAGTGATGGTTGTAACTCTTTTATCTTTTGTTGTATCTGGTCAATTGTAGGCGATATTGTTTGAAATGTGATATGAGCTAAATCATCTTTATGTTTCTCAAATACACTTTCAAAATTACTATTTACTTCATCCTTATTTAATCCTGATACAATCTGTAATCCACGTCTATGCATATACCAATCTGCTAATTCTAATGATAAGAATAATGTTGGAATTTGCCATTCTGGATTAATTGAGTCACTTGCAAAGTCTACTCCTAATGCTAAATTTTGAACAAATGTACTTTTGTTTGAACCTGTTCGTCCAAATACAGTAATTAGTTCTCCCGGATATATATCACAATCAATATGATTCATACCCAGCATTTGAGATAGATTAATTGTTCTACCACTAAAATCGGTAGTTAATCTTTCTTTTAATTTAGATTGAAGCGTTTCTACTGATGCTGTTTCTATCATGTAATCTTTGCGCTGGAAATGTATACACTTTGTTTTACAATGCTTTTCCATTATCTCATCTTTACATCCATATTGATAACCTGCATTATAAACACGTTCTACTATTCCATTTAGGACTTCTTTATTTAACTGATTCTGATTCCATTCTGATAATACAGCTTTTGCATAATAGCTAGGTACACCATTTCTTCTTAAATGGCTAACAATTCTCATTGCTGTTGTATTTCTACAACCGTCTTGAGGTCCTTGCATGAGCATCTGCTGTACACAAGGAACAATTGTTAATGGTTCTCTAACTTTATTCAAGTTATCTATTTTTGGAACAGAAGTTTGCACGTATTCTGATAATTCCCCTTCTCCTAATAAAGATTGATACGGGTAGTCTACTCTTGGATTTTTAGCCATCTCTAGAATAGACTCTGGTTTTTCATTCATTATCTCTTTTATAGTTAAAGGGATTTTATACAGTCCTGTTTTTTGATTTAGAGTATGCTGTACTCTATAAAGAGCAGTACGAATATATACCATATAATCAGCAAGCGGAAACAACTTCTTCATAGTATTCTTCACAATGTATGGTAAATCGGAAGAAGTTGCAAATTCAAATGTATCATTTGATAATACAATATGGTATCCACTACCTGAAAAGTATGATTGTATGCCTTTATGAGTACAGCCTAACTCTTCTAAGTCAAATATAATACTACGTGCTAAGTTGAGAGTATGCTCATCTGTATTATCTTGTTTATCAATATCAATTAATACTTTATCTATACTACGTTCTCCATAATAGTTCTTTAACGTATTGCCATTTTTTCTAGCGAATATCACGGCTTGTTCGTCATAAGTATATGCAGAGCGATATAAAGTACTATTCATATCAATATACTGAAATAATTCATTGATTGGAACTAAGGTACCACGATTAAATGGCGTTCCTTGTGCTATCTCAACATATTTCATTATAGATTATCTAAAGCAAGTGATGATAAGTCTTCAAGAGCTACCTCTTTTACTTCTTCATCATATTCTTTAATATAACCTTTTGACTTCATCCAGTCTATGTCGTTTTGCAACTTATTCTTGTTGTCTCCGCCTACTGGATAGAACTTATAATGAGCTTTATTGTAAGCTGTTTTACCAGGCTTTTTAGGTTGCTCTTTATAGAAATATGCTAAATATTTACCATCTGAACCTGAAGACTCTCCGTCCCATTTAGTTACAAATTGATTAAGATATTCAACAATACTATCTATTTTATCACCGTTAGCTTCTTCCCACTCACCTTTAATATTAATGCCAGCATGACAGTTAATAGCATTAAAGAATGTATACATTCTTTTGATAACACTACCTCCTGTAATATTGCCATTAGGGTCTTTGTCGAATCCACCTACAATATTAGCATTTCTAGTATATTTACTTCCGTTTTGTAATAATACTATTTCTAGATAAATATCAGCCCAATCAAACATATCTGACTTATCATTTATCTCTACTATATTACATTCGCATATACCAGAAAAGTTACTATTTGTTGTTGTATTTACTTCGGGTTTAAATAATGCCATATTATTTATTCTCCTTTTTATATATGTTTTTCCAATCAAATGGTAATATTTTACCACGTAAATGAGGACTTCTTGAACCTGCTTCTAAAGCATCGTCCGATTTAAATGAAATCATTAACTTTTCATCTTCGTCTCTAAATACGTAGCCTATTGCATCACTATCTGACATTATCATGTTCTTTAAGCGTCCAGTAATATCAAGACTTTCAGGCTCTACTGTTGCCTGTCCTTCTACTACTGCTTTAGCTGTCTTTCTATGACCAACTATAATAAGATGGTCGCATACGTCTTTAAACGCATGTATAGTATTCATAACTTTATCACGTGCTAATCCCCATCCTTTTCCGAAAGGTAAATCAGCTAAAGCTTGAACACTATTTTCTTCACATACTGCTGCTTCTGCCCATTGTACTACTTTATCGATAGTATCAATAGCTATATATTTAAACTCGTGTCCTTCACGTGCTTGTTTTAATATATCTATTAATTCTTTACGATTATTAGCATTAAGTATATGACCCTCTATCATATTAGAACCAGACTCTGTATCAATGATAAGACAATTGTCTAGACTGGATAACATTGTAGTTTTACCTATTTTAGGGGGACCATACATTAATAATGTACTTGGATTTTGAGAAACAGCTTTTCTCTTGGCTACTTTAAGTACCATTTTACTCCTCTTCTGAAATATCAAGAGTCTCACATATGTTCTGCCTACGTTATCGCGTTGAACGCTAAGTGTCTTCTCGGGACTTCTGAACCCAGCTATTGACTCTTGATAATTCTATTTTGTTAAATAACGACTGTATAATCTATAACAATTATTCTGTTTTTCCAAGAACTAATCCTGGAAATGTAAAGAAGAATTGCTTTGGACATGGTTCATTATTTAACGTTTTCTTTATAGCATTTGCTATAAAAGCTCCACTCATATTTGAACAGTAGGAAGTCGCTTTAGCGTTACATGGTTCATCTTCAGCGTTTTCATCTGAATACCAAGTGTCTTTGTATTGCTTAAGAGTTGGATTCTTCAGAGTGAACTGATGATATTCCTCCGCACCCATACGACCATCTATCAATAGATGAGGCTTATTAGGTCTCTTCAAGGCCGCTTCTGCTGCTTCTAAGCGACTATCCATACTGTCAAATCCCAAAACTACTATGTCACCTTCTCCTAAGGGTTTAACAAATTCAGTAAATCTACCAAATTGTTCATGAGCACGTATTTCTGGGTTTATATTGTTTAAATGTTCACGTAATGCTACTACTTTAGGTTTTTGTATATCCTGATATATATAGTAACTTACGCCTACATTTTGAACCTCAACTTTATCTAAATCATAGAGCACAAATTCATTTGCTCCCATTCTAGCAAGTTGAGTAGCTGCGGAACTACCAATAGCTCCGCAACCTAGAATATGAAAGATTTTATTGTCAAAATCTTCTATTAATCCTGAACTTCTTTCATTAATTCGCATTTACATTACCTCCTTCGATGTTTTCAAAGAAGTCAATAGGATTACTATATAAGCATTCATCTTCTATTGATTCTTTACTACCTTTGTATAATTTATCACTGATTTTTATATTATATTGCTTAAGCTTTTCATTTAAAGATTTAACACCTTTACGAAATGCTTTTACTTTAATACTACCATCAGTTAAATCATCTGATAATTTATCTACTTGTTCTACACATTGTTCAAAGAAGTCTATTGGTACTCCTGTCATTTCAAGCTCATCAGTATCATTGAGCCATCCATAATTATTATAACCATTATATATTCTTGGTTGAGTCCATAAATTACCTTGAGTAGCTTTTATACCATGTCCACCATATGATGTAATAACACGTGTTTCTTTGGTACATAGTTCTTCTACTTCTTTGTCAATTGCATTGTCAACATCGTATTCTTCTTGAAGGAAGTTTAATTCTACATTTTCTTCGTGCATAAATGGACTAAAGAATTGAATACGTAACTTATATTCTTTCTTTAGATTTACGACTAAAGATAATGTCCAGTCATTAGCAGGATGGCTTAATATAGTAGCATCATCAGTACCTGACCAAAATGCTCCCATTGTATGATGACTATGCCACCAACAATGTCTTACATTATTACCATGTTTACCTATCATCTTAGAATAGTGAATAGCTAATTGTTCTCCATCTAATTCACAGTTTCCTGATGATATTTCTTGTTTTAAAATTACTGGGTCTTCTAATATATAATCCCCGTCTGCATCTTCTAAAACAACTAGCTGACCACCTATTTCAGACTTATATTGCCTATAAGCTGATTCAGCATATGCTATAACTTTATTCCAGTTCTCGCGTGATATCCAGAACTTTTTATTTTTGTTTTGTTCAGGTTTAGCTGTCATATCTAATACCTTCCTTTCTGCCTTTTAGCATGTTAATATATGTCCAATATTCACTTCTTGTATTTATATATCCATTAGCAAATAGCCAAGAATAGTGAGTATTTTCTATATCTCTTGTGGTTAATATTTTAATTGCCTGATTATAATTCAAGCCTTTAGTTTTTGAAGTTAACTCATCAAACATTGCTCCATTATCATTGTATATTTTACCTAATGCAAAATTTCTTTCACATACTTCAAATATTTTAATGATATTGTCTCCCGTTGGACCAGATATTATAAAGCTATCAAGATATTCATAACAATCAGTATAATCAACTGTGCTAGTATTTGAATTAAATATACGCATTAAGTTTACTATTGTTAATTTCTTTGATTTATAGAAATAATATAAATCAGCAAATATCTCATATACTTGTTTAGTATCTACTTCATTAGATAAGTGTATACATAGCTTATTATATGCTTGAATCCAATTTTCATCAACTTCATCCATCCATGATACTTTATCTACATTTAGCTTTTCATAAATCTTGCATTTATCTTTAATAGCACATCCTGTACAAAACTTTTCAGCAAATGCTATTTTAGATTCATGATTATCGCATGATTTAATATGAGATTTACATGGCTCATTACTACCTGATACTAAAGCTCTAGTAACATCATTCCATTCTTCACGTACTCCAAATGATAATTGATTGAGTCCATTTAATGGAGATGTAGTTCCTGCTGAGAATGAATTAGCCCATATATATAGATGTGATTTTAATAACTCTATATTACCTGATAATAAAGCATTGAATATATCGTTAGTTAATTCACCTAAACATATGTTGCCATTACTATAACTATTATAGTAACTTAGAGCATTTGTTGTACTTCTTCCTCTGTATATAAATGGATGCTGAGTTCCTTGATATAAGGGATATCCTTGTGCTACAGTTCCAATAAACTCAGTTTTTACTGTATGTTGCTTTTTTGTTATTCTACGATAATTAGTTAATAAAGTAACAAAATCTATTGTAAATGTAACAACAATATCCCCATAAGGAAGTTTAGCGTATTCTATACTCATAGCTGAATTAGTTAAATTAATAACTACATCTTTAAGTAATACGCTTATATTAACAAACCATTTGCGTGGATTAGGTTCTTTAGAAGAAGTTGTTAATTGTTGATAATAATCATCTAAATCATTATACATTTCACGATTATAAGAGCCTATTACTTTATTATCTTGATTAATTATAGGATATAATCTTGGTACACAACCACCATATGTTCCTGCATAATCACTATTATGATAACCTCTTAAACGTCTTCCAAAGTAAGGTACTGGGCTAATAGATACTTCAACATTATTATATTCTTCTAGGAACTTTTGTAATACTTCATTTAAAAGCTCTTTTGATTTATCTAAATCATCATCATTAAATAGCTCTATACCTTCTTTTCTATAATTATATAGCATGCTATCTAATTTCTCTAGATTATCTGAAAAGTTATTATAATTCCATTGATTCCTTTCTAATAGTTTATGAATACTATTAGCACCTCTTCTTTTCTTCCAGTGTGGATACAGTACATTATCTACACTAGCTTTTATTTTATCATATGTACCTGGTTGCCATCTTGAACTTTTAGTAGCAACTAAATCCATATCATATCTTTCATTAAAATTTGCTAATTTCTCAGCAAATTCTGCATATCCTGATAACTCTTTATAATCTAAATGATTTAAACTCAATTCAGGTAATTCAGATGTTTCAGTCTTTTCGTTAAATTCGAATGAATATTGCATTTTTATTTACCTCTTTTTATATAAGGGGAGATTGTATCACACATCTCGCTGTTTGAGGAAAGGATAAGTATCCCCCCTTATGTATTCTAGTATTAATCAAATAAGCTGATTAGGAATTGAGGAAGTGACTTGACGTCTATTGCTAATTTCCCGATAAATCGGCCCATAGCTTCACCGTACTGTGCTTTTTCTCTACCTAAAAGAACCTTATTTGTACTCAATGTGATAATTTACTGATTACCACCTCTTTTATTGCCTGCAACATGTACTACTCTGTCATCTGCTGCTACTGGTGTTGCATCTGAAGCAATTACATCATTAACAGTAACGTGTCCTGTTAATCCTAGTTCTGCTTTTAATGCACCAACTGTATTAGCTGCGTGCTCTTCTGTTGCTGCCATTACAACTCTAGTTGGTTCTAGAGTCATACTTCCATTCATTAGTTGTATCACCACTTCAGTGATTACTGTTTCTGTAGCCATTTAAGACCTACCTTTCTCGTCCTTCGACGAATTGTGAGAACTCTTGTTCTCGTGATTAATCATTAATATGCTCTCAACCATAGAGACCATATTCACGTGTTCTTTCTCTTCATTATATTTTAACTGTTTTAGTAATTTCTTACCCTTTTCAGTTAACTTATATAATCTTTCTGCCATACTTAGTCCTCCTCTAATATATGTATGTTCATTTTATCTACTAAAAATAGCAATTCTGCTATTTCAAAGAAATCCTCATGAGTAACACCTTCAGCATTATCTATAATAATTAATGCTAGTTGTAGTGTTTTATTATTCATTTGCATTACTTTCTTTTTAAATAGCTCATATTTAGCCATTACTTGTTCTACTTTTTCCAAAGTATCTCCTTCCTATGTTTATATTAATTAAATAGTTCCTGCAACTTCCAGCCAGGCAATGTGAACTGTTGGGTCGGTATATAAGAGTTTTTATGCTACTATTTAATTAATTGTTTAATTGAGGTAGAGAGCCAGATAGTAGTTAATTATCTAGCTCTCTTTTTCAGAGTATCAAAGGAGTGGAATGAAAGGTTGTATATCAATAAAAGACCTATTACCACTCGGCATGTCTCGCGATGAATGCTCTCTACTCTGTCAGTAAGTTTACATGAAGAATGGCCATAATATTATTTCACAGACCATTCCTACTATTCTTGGTTCTTGCGTTACTACCAATCCTAATAATAGATATAAATATATTATCCAGAATGATACGTATTGCTTTTCGCCTAATGTCATCTTTTTCCACCAAGGCATTTTATTAAACTTTGATGACATTTTATCATATTCATCATTAATACGAGAGCGCTCTTTTTCCGACCCTATTTTATCAAATAATTTCTCTTCAAAGTCGTGTGGAACTTTTAACGCTTTACCTTCTTTTAATAACTTTTGGAAAGTTTTCTCCCATTTTTCCACTTCTTCATCAGTTAATGGTGCAAATGTTAATGTATCCATGTATTCTGCCTCTTCAGGCGGATAATCAGGTGACCAATTATCATCTATTACACAATCACTAACATCAACTCCATTTTCTCTTAATTCACGTACTGCATCATCCATAGTTTCAGGAATATTATCACATTCCTCTACTAATTTACCTTTTCTATAATATTTCCAGCTCATTTATTTATCCTCGCTTTCTTTATTTATACTATCATTATCATAACGTGGTATTTCACATTTACATTTTAATCTTTGAGATACATCACCATAAATTATTGTTTGATGACCATCTTTACATTTAGTACATTTTGTATTCATCTTACTACCTCTTTTCTTTATTTTACGTGTTTATTATTAAAAAATTTAAAACTACCTAAAAGTATCTACAGCAGTTACTGTCGCGACTCTGCCTCTATGACATCACCCATATAATGCCTTTCGTTATACTGCTTGGACTTACATATATGTTTGTTAATAGTCTCTTTTAGGTAGTTTATTTAATGCGGATGCATGAAGCAAATTCACTATTCAGGAGCGACCTGTAATAGCTATATGAATCAGTCCATACATCACTTTTGTCAATCAAAATTTTATAGATATGTCTATTAGCTAGCCTTTGTTTATTTTATACAGAGTATTACATCTGAGCTAATTTATCACTAATAGTAAAGATGTGTACATCATCACCATATCTAATTACGTGTTTATTTAGTATTAAAGTAAATTGCTTTTAACTGCCTTTTACTCTTTTTATTAAAAAAACTTTTACTTCTATTAAACCTAGAGCTTGCCCAATCGACAAGCTCATATTTATACTTATAAGGACAATAATTATACATAATTAAGGCACTCCTTATCATTGCAATCAACTTTACAATCATCAATATGATTTAACTCTTTATTAGCTAAATCTATTTGACAAGTTTCACATAAAGTATCATAATATAACTCTGCTATATCAGCATTATTTATCATTTTTAACTCCTTTTTATTTAAATAAAATCTGTTTCACACGCAGTTATGTGTGTGGTATAAATAAAAAAAGCCTTACTTACCCTGCTGATTGAAACAAGGTAAGTAAGGCTAATATGCTTAAATGCAAAGAATGGTTAGTTTGTACCAAACGCTCCAAGCATTTCATCATCAGAAGTCTCACGAGGAGGCATTATGATGAAATGTGCATCGTTACAAACTTGTTTCCCAGTAACACTATCAAAAGATGTTTCAGCGGGAAAAAGTTTACAAACTAATCCATTTTCAGCGGCTAAGTTTTGGATTTCTTGCAAGTCAGAATTGGTAGATTGCTGATTGCGAAGTATAAAATACCAATTGGAATTCTTAGAAACTCCAAAACTCGTTGCTAAACCTTTGCATTTTGTTAATAATAATTTCATTTGCTTTTCCTTTCTATTTGGTTAATGATTAATTAAATTATTATGTTGGCTTTTTATAGCCGAAGGCGAATAGTGGTAAACGTTACCGCAGCCGTATTAAGTGCTGTTGCTTGAGGGTCGGCAGCAGAGAAAATTTCAACGAAAAGCCGACCCCACAGCAGTTAATGTTCACGGGGGCGGTAGCGTATATATCTCGTGCACGCATTCTAAGGCAATTTTTTGAAAAGGCTTGTTTTCAACGTGTTTCTGCTTATATAGCTGTTGTTAAAGGGGGGCTTTATATAGCGTAGGTTATAGTTATATACCATAATAATACGTAA